AACCAGTCCAGCCAGAGCAGGCCGGCCTGTTCGGGGAGGCAGCATGAACGACATCAAACCCCCACCGCACAGCATCGAGGCGGAGCAAAGCGTCATCGGCGCATTGTTGCGCGACAACGACGCCATCGACCGTATGGGCGACCTGCGCGCCGAGCACTTCTACCTTGGTGACCATCAGGTCATCTTTGCCGAGTTGATCAAGCAACTGAACGCCGGCCGCTCCTGCGACGTCATCTCGCTGATGGTAGCACTCGACGGGAAGATCAACGAACCGGGCAAGTACCTCAACCAGATGGCACAGAACACGCCGTCGTCGGCCGCCATCGGGCGCTACGCCGCGATCGTACGCGACAAGGCGGTCAAGCGCGGGCTGATGTCCCTCGGGAAGGACGTCGCGGAGGAAGCTGCGAATTCGCCAGCGGACGCGGCTCAACTGCTCGACTCCGCAGGTTCCCGCCTGGAGAAGTTGGCCGAGTCCCGCGTCTCGGACGAGCCGGTGCGCGCCGGCGACGATATGGTCGCGCACATCACGGAGATCGAGAGCCGGTACGAGGGCGGCACGAAGGCCATGCCCACCGGCTTTGACGACATCGATAAGAAACTGAATGGCGGCGTAAGGGGCGGGAACCTGATCGTTCTGGCGGGCCGCCCGTCGATGGGAAAAACCGCATTGGCGATGAACATCGCGACCAACATGGCCGTCGACTACTCGGTTCTGTTTCTGTCGATGGAGATGCGGCGCTCGGAGCTTCATGACCGCAATCTAGCGTCCATTGGTCGAGTCCCGCTGGATCGAATCATGGAACCGCAGCGCATGGAAGAGCAGGACTGGGCGAACCTGACGCACGCAACTATCCGCATCAATGAACTCAAGTTGTACCTGCACCACCAGGGCGGCATGAGGCTGCTGGACGTTCGCATGAAGGCCAAGGGCATCAAGCGTAAGCGCGGCCTGGACATTCTGATGATCGACTACCTGCAGCTCATGGAAGGCGAGGGTGACAACCGCAACACGCAGATCGAAGGCATTACGCGCGGCCTGAAGTCGCTTGCGATGGAGCTTGAGATCGGCATCTTCCTTCTGTCGCAGTTGAACAGGAAGGTCGAGGAGCGTCCAAACAAGCGCCCGTTGATGTCCGACCTGCGCGACTCCGGTGCAATCGAGCAGGACGCCGACGTAATCATGTTCCCGTACCGGGACGAGCGATACAACCCTGACTCACAAGACAAGGGCCTTTGCGAAGTCAACTTCCCGAAGGTGCGCCAAGGCGAGCCGGGGACCATCGCTCTCACGTACCTGGGCGAGTACACCCGATTCGAGAACTGCGCCAGATGGGTGCAGAGGGCACCGGAGGACAGGCGTAAGACCGGCAGCGGGCTATCGAAATTTCTGTGACACGAAGTACTAGACCATTTCGCGCACACGCGCATAACCGCACCACCAAAACAAGGGAGTAGAGCATGTGGCCTTTCGACATTTTTGCAAAACGCCGCGCAGCCAGGGAAGCAAAGGAGCGCGCGGAACACACTGAGCGTATGGACCGCGTCAAGGAAAGCATCGAGGCGGCGAATAAACGCCAGCGTGCAGCTGCGGAGGCCATCAGCAAGGCGCAGGCTTTCCGAGCCGCTGCGGCGCCGCGCAAGGCATCGCTGAGTGTTGTCCTGAACCCGAATAACGTCTACACCGACCCGCTCAGCCCGATCAACCACCTGTCGCCGCTGAACCCGATCAACCAGGTCAGCATTTGGCCGACGACTGACGAGCCTCGGCATACGGCGCACAGCCACTGCGACACGTCGAGCGGCCATTCGTCGCACTCGAGCAGCGATTACCCATCGCACAGCCACGGCAGCCATGACCATTCGTGCTCGAGCAGCTACGACAGCGGATCGTCGTCGACCGGCAGCGACTTTTAACGCCACACCGACCGCAGCACAACGACAACAGGGAGAGCGGGATGCAACGAAGAGAAAAGGTATTCGACAAGGCATCGCGGGAGCATGCCACCTACATGGCCAAGCAGCGGATCAAGCACACGCTCGACCTTGCGGAAAAGCTCAAATCCGACCCTGAGAAGGCGAGTCGTGTCGAGCAGCAGCTTTGTAAGGCATGTCACTACTTTCCCCGCATGGCCGGTCAGGTGTTCACCGAGCAGCCGTGTGGCAGTTGTGGCGAACCGCAGATGTATTCGAGCACGGCGACGGACATCCTGTGCTCCGCATGCGCGACCACCCACGGCGTCTGCAAGCGCTGTGGTGGCGATTTGAACTGACCGCAAACCAGCCACAGCACTCAAAGAGGAAAACAGGATGAGCAATCACATCGAAGAACGCGTCAAGAACATCATCGCCATGCAACTCGCCGTCAACGCCGACGCACTGCAGCCTGATATGAAATTCGTCGACGACCTCAATGCCGACAGTCTCGACGAAATCGAGCTCGTGATGGCGATGGAGGATGAATTCGCTATCGAGATCGACGACGAGAAGGCGGAGCAGGTCAAGACCGTCCAGCAGGCTATCGACTTCATCACGCGCGAGCTTGCGGCCGAACATTGACCGGATGCCCGGTGGACCCGGGCGCATAACAACGACAAGGGGATCCTGATGAAACTATTCCGAGAACTGAAGCAGCGCATCAGCCTGGCATGGCGCATCCTGTGCGACTTCGACGGCAACCTTGAGGCGTACGCGGAACGCGAACTGCGCGCGGCCGGCTACTTCGACGGCGACGAGGCGAACGAGTGGATGGCGCAGGGTGTGCTCGACATGGTCCGAGTCTACTCGTTACAGGGCCGGCGCGGCACGGATGCATCGGCCGCTTTGCAACTGTTCGACATGCTCGCGCGCTTTCAGCCGATCGGACCGCTGACTGGCGATGATGGCGAATGGGACGACGTAACGGAACTCTCTGGCCGCCCGCTGTGGCTGAACAAGCGCTGCTCGCACGTGTTCAAAGGTGGCGACGGGCAGGCGTACGACAGCGAGGCCGTGATCTTTGAAAAGCCGAACGGCGAGCGCCTCACCAGCCGCCAGTTCATCACGTTCCCGTACACGCCGCGTTCGGTCGTCGTGCGCCTTCCAGTCGACGCGACTGAATCGGACAAGCGGCGGGCAGCGCAAGCTGCGTGGAGCGCGGCATGAGCAAGCAATTTAAGGTCGGCCAAATCTGCATCGGTCAAGGGTTCAGCATCGATGTGCAACTGAATGGGATGGAGTGCGAAATCATTTCGCCTCTGCAGTATTCGCACCTGCGTTCGCGCAATACCGGCGAGTCCTATGGCATATGTGCCTATCACATGGTTCGTTGGGCATCAGGTCATGAAGATCCTGTGAGGATTTTCCATCTTCGCCCCAAGCGCCCACCGCCCCGCGACATCGACGAGGTCGTCCGATGGGAATCGGTCGGATGGATGCCAATGGACGTGAAGCTGGATCGGGCCATCAGGGAAATGTTGCGGAATCAGGTGAGGGAGAGGGCATGAGCACCAAGAACCGAGGCATCACCAGCCGCGACGTCATCGTCCCCATGGCGCGCCTAATCGGAAAGCAGCGCGTCGGCAAGGAAGAGGCAGACGAACTTGTGCTGCCGACCTTGATCTACCTCGACGCAGCCAAGCGCGGCGCCTGCCCGCACGCCGGCTACAACTCGCTGGCTATCACCTTGCTTGCCGCGGCCAGCATCGCCGTGCAGACGCAATCGAAGCGCTTCTACGACATCGTGCACAGCGCCTACAGCCTGCTCGTGAAGGCCGGGCTGCGTGAAACGAAGCTACTCGACCTGACCACGACGGAGTACCAGGCGATCCGCTCCGCGCTGGCGTGGTATGTGCGGTCGCTGCCGACGGTTGAGGTTGGCGTGCTGAGTAGGGCGTATGCCCGCGCACAGGCAATGATGGTTAACTGACGGAGGACCAATGAAGAAGCGAGCCCCAGACTACCAGAAGGAGCGCGGCGAGCGTCAAGAGCAGCGCATCATCGAGTGCCTGAAGTCCGGACCAAAGACGGTGACGACGCTGGCCGCATTGCTCGCCATGAGCCGGTGCAACGCCGAGATCTACATGCGCCGCATGCACAAGGCGGACCGCATCCACATCACCACCTACGAGAAGCGCACCGGCAGGCCGGCGCCGGTATGGGCGGTTGGACAGAAGACGGACGCGGAGTATGTCCCGAACCGCCGCCCATCGCCGGTGCGGACCGTCGCTGAGCGGGTCGAGCAAGTCAAGGAGCTACTTAAGGCCGGGCACACCTCGCGCGAATTAGCCGAGAAACTGTGCGTCACCCGTGGTCGCGCGCAACACTACGTGCAGCTTCTTCGGAAGGCGGGCAACGTCAACGTCCGCATCATCGGCTGGCGTCACCCGGGTCATCGCGGCGACCTTGCTCCGATCTATCATATTGGCTGCGGGGAAGACGCTCCTAAGCCGCGTGAGACCCGTGCGCAGCGATACGCAAAGGAGAAGGCGAACCCGGAGAAGTACGAGCGCATCTTGCGCAAGCGTCGCGCACGCCATCTCGTCGATATGGCAAAGAAGCGCCCGAACGGCATTTTTGGCGCGCTGGGGATCTGATTATGAAAGCAATCGACCTTTTCGCCGGAGCCGGCGGATTCAGCACCGGTGCAAAGATGGCCGGCGTCGACGTCGTGTGGGCAGCGAACCACTGGCCGGCAGCTGTCGCTATCCACTCACAGAATCATCCGGGCGCGGCGCACGCATGCCAGGATCTGCACCAAACGAACTGGCAGGACGTGCCAGCGCACGACATCCTGATGGCGTCGCCGTGCTGCCAAGGCCACAGCAGGGCGCGCGGCAAGGCCAACGGCAATCCGCAGCACGACGCCAGCCGGTCTACGGCTTGGGCTGTCGTGTCGGCCGCCGAGCACCACCGGCCAGCGTTTGCAGTGATTGAGAACGTGCCGGAGTTCACGCGCTGGACGCTGTATCCGGCATGGTGCGCCGCCATGGATGCGCTGGGCTATGCGCTGACTCCGATGATCGTCGACGCCGCAGACCACGGCGCACCGCAGCACCGCGAGCGCTTGTTCATCGTGGGCGTTCGAGCCAAACACCCGCTCATGATCGATCTGCCGAAGCGACCGCACATGCCGGCCAGCAACTTCATCGATTTCGGCGCCGGGAGCTGGCAGCCGATCGAGAAGCCGGGCCGCGCTGCGAACACGCTCGCGCGCATTGCCGCCGGCCGCGCCGCGCACGGCGACCGTTTCATCAGCAGCTACTACGG